TCTCTGCTACGCCATGCAGACGCTACGAACGATGGACATTGTCGCGCACGTCCATGACGAACTCATTATCGAATGCGATGAGCGGATCTCCCTTCCTGTCATTTGTGAGCAGATGGCACGAACCCCGCCTTGGGCAGAGGGGCTTCTGCTCCGCGCCGATGGTTTTGAGTGCGCATTCTACCAGAAAGACTGACTTCAATCCTCCCGCAAAAATGGGAGGATTTTTGGTGACCAAAACCTCCCTGTTCGTCCTCTTACTGATGAGAGGAACTAATCAGTTTTCAAAGGGAGGAAATCTTATGTTCTATGTTAAGGAAAACATCAATGACGCTCTGGAGGTCACGGTGGAAATCAACGATGAGAATGTCTTCTGTCACTGTCCGCGCTGCGGAGCGGAAGTGCCTGTTGATCTCAATGAGTTCTTCGGCGATGCGGAGTTTGACCTCTTTGGTACGGCAATCTGCTGCACGGAATGCAGCAGGAAGATGAGGTGCGAGAAATGATTGAGCGTAGAAACCACGAGGGCTATGCCGATCCTACGGCGCACGCCGCTCTCACAAAGGTAAGCAGGGAGGGCAGATTTGTTTATATCTGCTCACCCTATCGGGACAATCCGCGCGTCAACGTCATGCGGGCGCGACAGTACTGTAAGTTCGCGGTGAGCAGGGGACGGATTCCCCTTGCTCCGCACCTGTACTTTCCGCAGTTTCTGTCGGAGGCAGATGAACGCGAGAAAGCAATGGACATGAACTTCGAGCTTATGAGGCTGTGCGGCGAGGTCTGGGTGTTCGGCGAGCAAATCACCGAGGGCATGGCAGCGGAGATTGCTCATGCCGGAAGACTGCGGAAGAACATCCGCTATTTCACCACGAAGTGCGAGGAGGTTTCGCCATGAAGGTAATAGAGACAGAATACAAGGACTATCTTTTCCGCTCACGCTTGGAGGCGCGGTGGGCAGTGTTCTTTGATGCCTGCGGTGTCCGTTGGGAATACGAGCCGGAGGGCATCATCCTCAGCGATGACTCATGGTATCTTCCAGACTTTTATCTCCCCGATTTTCACTGCTACTTCGAGGTGAAGAGAAACAGTGTCAAAGGCTCTGATGAAGGGGAAAAGGCTATCTGGAAAATATCAAACGGTCAGTACACGGATGAGTGGGCGGGTATCATCGCCTTTGGTGATCCGATGGATGATGATCTTTATATCTTCTGCCAAGAAAGCGATGATGGCGGTGCCGGCTGCTACGATAACCCAGTAACAATCGGTCTCCATCCAGCAACACTGGAGCCGTGCCTCTTTGCCTATAATGACAGGCGTGACCGAAGTTTTCTGACGACATTCAGTGAGAACTCCGAGTATATCCCGATGGAAACAAACGAATACGGGAGATACAGCTATAAGGACTTTGTGAGCAGGCGAGTTTACGAAGCTAGGAAAATCGCGAGACAGGCACGTTTCGAACACGGCGAGAGGCCGGGGAGGTACAGATGAGAGACTTGGCGATTGCCTACGGAAATAGCCGTCAGGCAAAGAAGTGGGTGAATAAGACAATCCGGTATGCGGATTTGAAGGAACGGCTCAAGGTCACCATACGCACTGCGGAATCTGCGGAAGAATACGCAAAGATGTCAAAGGCACAGAGAGATGCGGCAAAAGACCACGGCGGATTTGTCGGCGGTGCGCTGAAAGGCGGTCGTCGCAAGGTTGATGCCGTGGAACTGCGCTCAATGGTCGCTCTGGACGGTGACCGCATTGATAAAGCATTTCTCAATGCCTATGAACAGAACACACCGTATACTTCGTGCCTGTATACCACGCATTCCAGTACGGAGGAAGATCCCCGCATAAGACTGGTGTTCCCGTTGCTGCGGGATGTCACAGCGGAGGAGTTCGTGGCAGTGTCCCGGTATCTGGCGCAGATGATGGGCATTGACTTTTTCGATGAATGTTCCTATCAGCCGAATCAGCTGATGTACTGGCCGTCGTCTCCGCAGAACGGCGTATTTGTCTTCAAAGAAATGGAAAAGGAATGGCTCGACCCGGATGCGATCCTGTCGGCGCACCCGGAATGGACGGATCCGACGAGGCTTCCCACATCCTCTCGTGAGAGCAAGGCGAATCAGGTCACGCAGCAGAAGGTGCAGGATCCTCTTGAAAAAGAAGGCACAGTCGGAATCTTCAACCGGGTATTCTTTCCTGTCACCCGTGCTCTTGAAACCTTTCTTGCCGGCGTATACGAGCCGACCGAGAGCGAAAGCCGCTGGCATCTCATCGCTGCCAGCAGCATTGCGGGCGTGGAGATCAAGGATGAAAAGTTTGTCTATTCCCACCATGCGAAAGACCCGGCATATCTGAAACTCTGTAATGCCTTCGATATCGTCCGCGTCCACAAGTTCGGTGATCTGGATGATAAGGCATCCTTCCGCGCCATGTGCGATTTTGCCATGCGGCAGGATGAGGTCAAGATCGTGGCGGCAAACGAGCGACTGAGTGAGGCAGAAAAAGACTTTGCGGAATCTGTCGATGACGAGTGGAAGAAACGTCTGCAGCGCAATAAGAACGGTGTACTGGAAAACAACCTCCACAATATCCGGCTCATCATGGAGAACGATCCGTACATGAAGAACATCGTGTTCAACCAGCTGGCGGACGGCATGGAGATTCGCGGCGCGGTTCCGTGGAAACATCCTGCGCGGTTCTGGCGGGATGCAGACGATGCACAGCTCATCTGCTATATTGACGCAAGCTACGGATCCTTTTCACAGAGAAATTATGACATTGCCGTGACCAAGGCCGCAGATGACCGCTCCTACCATCCGATCAAGGAGTATTTCGACGGTCTGCCGGTGTGGGACGAGATGCCGAGAGTGAACACCGTCCTGATTGATTATCTGGGGGCGCAGGACAACGCCTACGTCCGCGCTGTGACCAGAAAGGCACTTTGCGCGGCATATATGCGCATCTATCATCCCGGCATCAAATTCGACTACATCACAGTGCTCAACGGAAATCAGGGCATCGGGAAATCCACGCTGATCGCCAAACTCGGCATGGAGTGGTTCGCCGACAGCTTGACGCTTTCCGACATGAACGACAAGACGGCAGCAGAGAAGCTGCAGGGCTACTGGATTCACGAGATCGGTGAGATGGCAGGTATGCGTAAAGCAGAGCTTGAGAAGGTGAAGGCATTTGTATCGAGGCAGGACGACAAGTATCGCGCCTCTTTCGGCAGACGGGTCACACCTCATCCGAGACAGTGCATCTTTTTCGGCACGACCAACAGCGAGAACGGGTATCTTCGCGACATTACGGGAAACCGCAGGTTCTGGAACGTCAAGGTTACGGGTGACGGCAGAATGAAGCCTTGGGATCTTGGCCAAGAGACGGTGGATCAAATCTGGGCGGAGGTCATCGTTCTTTCCAATGCCGGAGAGGAACTGTTTCTCGACCACACCTTGGAGGACTATGCCAGGAAGGAACAGTCCGAGGCGATGGAGCAGGATGACCGCGAAGGTCTTGTCGCACGTTATCTCAATATGCTTCTGCCGGAAACATGGGACACGATGGACGTGCATCAGAGAAGGGATTATGTGCAAGACCCGGACGGTCTCCTGAATGCCAAAGGAACGATGCGCCGAGAGACCGTTTCCAACATCGAGATATGGTGTGAATGCTTCGGCAAAGCGAAGGAGGACATCAAACCTGCGGACAGCTATGCCATATCTGCGATTATGGCGCGGCTTGCCGACTGGTCGCGTCCCGAAACGAGACGGCGTATTCCGATATACGGTCTTCAGCGGCTCTATAAAAAGATGTGACAAAGTGGTGTGACAAGGTGGTGCGTGTGACAACAGAGATAAAACTTGTCACACCTCCATCGAGGCATTTCGTGGCAGTTATGACGATTTGTGACGGACAAGACAGTAAATTCTATATAAGAGAAAAACAGTAAATATATACCCATAAGGGGAAACCGCGCACATATACGCGCGTATAGGATTTTTAGTCACTGTCGTCACAGAGGGAGAACAGGATGCGGGAGAAGGACATTGAGAAGGAACTTGCAGCAAGAACCAGAGCGATGGGCGGCATCGCACCAAAGTTTACCGCACCGGGATTCGATGGAATGCCCGACCGACTGGTGCTTTTGCCCGGCGGCAGAATGGGTTTTGTGGAACTTAAGGCTACGGGGAAAAAGCCGAGAGCTTTGCAGCTGGCGAGGCATAGGCTGCTTCGGCGGCTTGGATTCAACGTGTATGTGATTGACGAGATAAATCAGATTGACAGCGTATTGGAGGAAATCGACCATGAATGAACTTACTGTTTTGGAACATAACAGCATCCGTGTCATGACCACGGAGCAGCTTGCCGAGGCGTATGGATGCAGGGCAATTCATATCCAGCAGAATTTTAAGAACAACAGGGAGCGATTCGTTGAGGGGAAGCATTACTTCAAACTTGAAGGTGCCGATCTCAAGGCTTTCAAGGACTCACTCGAAAATATCGAGTCAGTTGTCGGGAGTCGCGCACCGTCTCTGATTCTTTGGACGAAACAAGGGGCGGCGCGTCACAGCAAAATGCTCGGAACTGAGCGGGCGTGGGATGTTTTCGATGAGCTGGAAGAAAGCTATTTCAACCCCATGAGGAACATGACACCCGAGGAATTTCTGCTGTTCAGCGCACAGCGAATGGTGGAACAGGCGAAGGCAATCAAGGCGGCAAATGCCCGTATCGACAAGGTGGATGAACGGCTTCTCGATGTGGAGTCCAAGCAGATGACCATCGATGAGCACCACTACACCATCATCGGCTATGCCAACCTCACGGGAGTTCGTGGTGTGAGCCGGGATGCCGCCGCAAGACTCGGACACAAAGCCACGGCAATGTCCAGAAAGCAAGGCTACCATATCGGCAAGGAGTACGATGCAAAATATGGCTTGGTGAACACCTATCATGTGGATGTACTGCAGGAAGTTTTCAGGAGGTGATGCACTGTGAAGTTCATACCACATGATTATCAGCAGTACGCCATCGACTTTATCGAAAGCCATCCGACTGCCGCCGTACTCCTGGATATGGGACTTGGGAAAACGGTGATTACTCTCACGGCCCTCAACGACCTGCTCTTTGACCATTTTGAGATTTCTCGCGTTCTCGTTATTGCACCGCTTCGTGTGGCACGGAATACATGGCCGCAGGAGATCGGCAAGTGGGAGCATCTGAATCATATCCGCTATTCCGTTGCAGTCGGAACGGAGAAAGAGCGTCGGGATGCGCTTCGCAAGCAGACCTCCCTCTACATCATCAATCGCGAGAACGTACCGTGGCTTGTGGAGAAAACCGACTTCACCTACGATGCCATCGTGATTGACGAACTCTCGTCCTTCAAGAATTGGAGCAGTAAACGCTTCAAGGCTCTCATGAAGGTTCGCCCATTGGCGAAGAGAGTCATCGGACTGACGGGAACGCCATCCGGCAACGGCTTGATGGACTTGTTCGCGGAGTTCAAGGTACTCGACATGGGACAGCGACTGGGGCGATTCA